AAGGTCGTCGACGACAGCAACCTGGTGCACGTGCGGGCCTTCCCGGACCCCACGTCGCCCTGGCTCGGCGTCTCGCCGATCACCCAGTGCCGCCGCGTGCTCTCCACGCAGGCCATAATCGACCAGGTCGCTGAGGAGCTGGCGAAGACGGGGTTCGTGGGGAAGCTCGGCATCGAGCACCCCGGCCCGCTGACCGCCAACGCCCGCAATCAGATGCGGGAGAAGTGGCTCGAGCAGCACCACGGCGGCGAGAAGATCGCGTCTCCCGCGTTCTTCGGCGAAGGCATGAAGGCTGCGCAGCTGGCCGCCGACGCGGCAGGCCGGCTGCTCGACGCCAAGAGGCACGGGGTTGAGGACGTGGCGCGTGCCTTCGGCATCCCGCCGCAGCTGCTGTACCAGGGCGAAGGGCGCAGCCAGCCCGAGACGGCGCAGGCGTACGTCACGCACTGCCTTGCGCCGTTCGTGGCCGGCATTGACAGGGAGCTCACGCGAAAGCTGCTTCCGCCCGGCCAGATGCTGCGCACGGACCTCACCCCGATCACCATCGGCGACTTCCGCACGGCCGGCCGCGCCTACGCGCAGCTCGTCCAGGTGGGAGTGCTCGCGCCCAACGACGCACGCCGCCGCATGGGCCTCGAGCCGTGGCCCGGACTCGACGAGCCGAAGCCCGTGATCTCGGGCGTCGACCCCAATCAGAACAACCAGCAGGACGAGGAGCCCGCCGATGTCGAAGCTTGAGGTCCGCACCGCGGCCATCGGCGGCGTCGAAGGCCGCACCCTCACCGGCTACGCCGCGCTCTACAACACGTGGAGCAAGCCGCTGCCGGGCATCAAGGGGGAGTTCCGGGAGCAGATCGCGCCCGGTGCTTTCGAGGGGCAGAAGAACAACGTCTCGTTGTTCTACATGCACGACTCTAGACAGGTTCTTGCCAACAGCAAGAGCGGCACGCTTGTGCTCGAGAGCGACGACAAGGGACTGCGCTACACGGCGACGCTCGGGGAGAACTCCCGCGACGAGGCCGTGCTTGACCAGGTCCGCCGCGGCGTGCTGAACGAAATGAGCTTCGGCTTCCGCGTTCCGGAAGGCGGGGACAGCTGGAGCGGACGCGACCGCACGCTGAAGCGTGTGGAACTCAGGGAAGTGAGCGTCGTCGAGGTAGGTGCCTACTCGGGCACCACCGCCGAGGCGCGTCAGGAAACTCAACCAACACCACGGAAGGCAGCCACAGTCATGGTCAGCAATCTCACGCTTCGCGAAGTCCGCACCAAGCTCACCGAGCTTGAGCAGCGCAAGTCCGACACCAACCTTACCGAGGACGCACGCGCCGACATCGGCTGCGAGATCGAGGAGCTGCGCGAGGTGCGCAAGACGCTGCTCGAGCGGGACGCGGGCGTGCAGGTCGCGGCGACCCCGGCGCGGCGCACCGAAGAGCGGCGCGAGGCGGCCACCGAGTGGCGCTCGTCGCGTGAGTACGAGTCGTCCTGGCGCGGCTGGCTGCGCGGCGGCCCGGCCCCCGAGCAGCGCGAGATCATCTCGACGGCGTCGTCGTCGATCCTGATCCCGAAGCAGCACGAGGAGCAGATCCTCAAGTACATCTCGGCCGAGTCCATCGCCCGCCGGGTCTGCGACTACCGCACCGTCCGTCAGGGCGACGCCACCCTGCGGTGGAACACGCTCGAGTCGACGCAGTACACCAACGCCTGGAGCCCGCCGGACACCGGCACGACGGCGGCCACGGACATCGACCCCGGCTTCGCCGAGGTGTCGCTGAAGCCGCTGCCCATCCTGCCCAAGACGCAGGTGTCGGAGCAGCTGATCAAGTCCGCCAACTTCGACGTCGAGGCGGAGGTCATGGACAACCTCATGCGGCAGTTCGCGAAGATGAGCGAGGCCGGCTACATGGCCGGGGTCACGAACGGCCCCAGCAACGCCATGTTCACCGTCCAGACGGGCACCAACATCACCACCGCGACCTCCACGGGCACCAGCCGTGCGCTCGCCGTCACCGCGGCGGCCACCGTCGCCAACCTCATGGACATGCGCTACACGCAGCTGCCCGCGGCGTACTGGGGCTCGTCGGCGTGGATCATCGCGAAGGACGTGTACGCCAAGATCGCCGACATCCGCGCCGCGACCTCGGGCAGCAACGTGCCCATCTTCGTGCCGAGCTCGGACGCCGGCCTGACGCAGGGCGCCAGCGGATTCCTGCTCGGCCTGCCGGTGTACGTGACGGACTTCCTGCCGACGCACGCTTCGGGCGCGGCAGCAAAGAACGTGCTCGCTCTCTGCGGCAACTTCCGCGAGGCCTACGCCATCCGCGAGTGGGAGGGCATGACCATGCGTCGTGACGACCTCACCGCGGCAAACTCGGCCCGCATCGTGTTCCGCGGCTTCGGCTGGGGCAACGCGGCGTTCACCCGCGCCAAGGCCATGGTGCAGCTGCAGGTCACGAACGCCTGATTCATCCTCCATGCACGGCCAGGGGGTGAGGCTCCACGCGCCTCACCCCCTCGGCCGGGAGCCACCCGATGCCGGTACCACCGACCGTCAACGACCTTCGCGGCTGGCTCAAGCGGCCACACACCGAGGACGATCCTCAGATCGTCCAGGCGCTGGTCGCCGTGGTGTCCAAGTGGAAGGCCGCGACGGGCCGCACGGAGCTGCAGCTCACCGAGGAGGAGTACCTCGCCATGCGCATGGAGATCGCGCACGTGGAGTCGTTCCGCGGCGACGACGTGGTGACCCCGCAGTCGCCCATGTTCGTGGAGACGGTCAGGCGCATGCACAACGGGAACGCGGTGGGGTGACCCATGGCCGGCGCAGGCTATTTCCGCCAGGTGCTGACGGTGCAGAACCCCGTCACGACGGTCGACGCCTACGGGCAGGGCTCAGAGGCGTGGGTCACGACTGGCCTGATCCGCGGGCACCTCGAGCAGGTGGCTAGCGCGGAGCCAATCGGCGACGCCGGACCCGTCATGCGCCAGGAGTTCTCCATTGAGGCCACCTGGGCACCGAACGTCACCTCGCGCAGCCGCCTGGTCTGGAAAGACAACGGCGTCAGCCGCACGCTGAACTTGCGCAGCTGCCACGACGTGGACTCGCGCCGAAAGCGCCTCCGGATCCAAGCGGTCGAGGAGCTTCTTTGAGTGCCATTCGCTACAAGGTCGACGACGCCGAGGTGCGCAAGGTGCTGTCCCGCCTGCCGCGCAACGTGGCGCAGCGCGTGCAGAAGAAGGGCATGCGGACGGCCCTGCAGCCGGTGCGCGAGCACCTGCGGCAGATTTGGCGCAACGCCAGTTTCCGCGGCAAGACGCCTCACCGCAAGGCCATCGCCAGCGCGACCAAGATCGACGTCCGGCGTCAGGGGTCCGGCCCGCGGGCCGTCATCGCCGGCGAGGTCGGCGTGGTCTACGGCCGCAAGGGCGGGGCAGGGGCCAAGGGACGGCAGAAGGTGTGGCACCTGCTCGAGCACGGGTTCCGGCATTTCGGCGGCTCCGGCGGCATCTACCTGGGCCGGTCGGGCGCGGCGCAGGCCGAGGCAGGTAGCCGCCGGACGTTCATCAAGACCGAGCGTGACCGAGTCATGCAGCAGTTCAAGGGCAATTCCTTTGAGGTGCGGCAGCAGCGTGGGCAGGCCATGAAGGCCGTGTTCGCCGCCGCCCGTGAACGGTTCCAGGCGTACGCCGCCGACGCACAGGAGCGCAGGCTAAGGATCAAGAACGTCCGCAGCTCCGGCGCAGGCCGCAACCTGCCGGGCCGCAAGCTCTCCACCACCTACATCCGCCGCAACATGCGCCGGATCCTGACTGCCATATCGCAGCAGACGCTGCTCGAGGCCCGTGCGGCGCTGCGAGGCCAGCCATGAGCCTTCCGCAGGTGGTGGCCGCCATCCGCGCCCGGGCAGCCGTGGCGACCACAAACGTCTACGCGGGCATGCGCGTGGCAGGCAAGGGCACGCCATGCATCGTCTACAACGTTGACCTGTCGGTGACCATGTTCCTGCCCGGTTCCATCGGGGCCAAGCACCACTGGAACGGCACGCTGATCGCCACGTGCATCGCCGACACGCTTGATGCGGCGACCGACCTTGCCTACCAGCTGGCCAAAGCGTTTGCCGGCGGCCCACACACGCACACCGGCTGCAAGTTGGTGGCGCATGAAATGTCGTTCTCCACCGGGACCGAGCTGCCTGATGACGGCCAGCAGGACGCCGAGCGCACGGTCACGGTCACGATCAACCTTCAAGCACAGGAAACCTGATCATGGGATACATCGCAGGCTACGGAGGCACAGTCACGCTCAACTTCCAGAGCGGTTCCCCTGTCATTTACCCGGTCAGGAACATCCAGCTCCAGATTGAGCGAGCATCTCTCGACGTCACCTTGGTGTCCGACTGGCGGGAAAAGCGCCTTCCCGGGCGCGTCCGTCGCACGGCGACCTTCGACATGCTGGCGCAAGACGGAGCAAGCGACGACCCCCTGCGAGAGCACGTCTATCCCACCAGCCTTGCAAACGCCGTAAACCGTTCGGTGGTGCTCGCATTCACAGACCAAGGCAGCAAGGCGTACACGCTGACTGGACACATCGTCTCGGCCTCCCGCACCGATGACGGCAGCGGCGCGGTCGTGTGGTCCCTGACGCTGGAAGAAAGCTGATGCCGCTGGACGTCTCCCAGTTCATGGCGAAGTCCCGCCGCGTGGTCGATCCGGACCTCGGGCCGATCGTCGTGCGCGAGCCCACCATGGCGGACTACCGCCGGGCGGCGAACGACCCGTGGTGGTGGGCCGCCTGCCTGTCGTGCGAGGACGGCACGCCGCTCCTGGCCGATCCGGCCGACCTGAGCCGGCTGTCCGCCGACGTGTCGACCAGGCTGTGGGAGCAGGTGAACGCACCGCACCCTACTCAGCCGCCACCAGGCGGCTGTGGAGAATCGCAAGCCCGGAGCAGCGAGACATGATGCCCATCGCCTTGGCATCCTCCGAGATGACCACGCTGGAACGCTGCGAGTTCCTGCTCGGGGTGATCGCGTGCTCGCAGACCAACAAGCGCCCGCAGGAGCTGTTCCCGTGGGTGAAGGCCGGCCTCGCCGAGTTCGACCGGGAGGTGCTCCGTGGCGCGTGAAATGAAGGCAGTCATTCGCGCCGAGATGGACCCAAGCGGCGTGGTCAAGGGCGTCGCCCGCGCCCAAGCGGAGCTGCGCAAGTTGAACGCAGCAGCGGCTGCGACCGCGGTCAACACGGGGGTCACGGCCGCCATCACGGCCGCGCAGATCGCCGCCCGGATCGGCAGCCAGGTGGTGAACGCCGCCAGCAACCGCGTGCAGAGCCTGACGCAGATCGCGACGGCCTACAACCTGCAGGCCGCCAACGCGTCGACGCAGGCACAGGTCGCCGAGTTCGCCCGGAACAAGCGGCTCGCGGCAGCACTTGGCCCGGACGTGGCCCGAGGCTTTGCCGAGCAGACCCGCATCAAGGACGCCGATGCCATGCGCGTGATCAACGATCCGCTGATGGGTCCGGGCTTGGCCAACTCCATGGCGCTGGGGGCAAACAAAGATGCCCTGGTGAACACGGGACTCGACCAGGCAATCGGCACGGCGGGCCTGTCTGACAACGTCGCCGCGATCCGCAAGATGCTCGACGAGCTCCGGCAGAGCTTCAGGATGCCGTTCTGATGGGCTGGATCCTCACTGGTCCCAAGGCCGAGACCTTCTCGCAGACGCGGGTCATGCCCGGGTCCGAGCACCAGTTCGAGCTGGTGTACGACGTCCAGTGGGTGCCTGACGGCTCAAATCCGACGTTCCCGGCAGACGGAAACGATCAGTTGTTCGCGGTGTCGGGCCTGCCCAAGGTGCGCGAACGCGTGCCGGCGGCGTTCCGGAACACGTCGCTGTACATGAAGGCCTACGTCTGCAGGCAGGTGCAGGCATTCCCGCGCCCGGAAGGTCTGTACCAGTGGGAAGTTCGGTGCACCTTCGGCACCCTGCAAGTCACCGTCGCTGACGAGCAGGCCCAGTACGTCGCCGTCACCCGGCAGAGCGGCGTCCGCCAGGCGCAGGTGTGGCGGCTTGCGCCGACCTTCCCGGCCAACGGCAGCGTCACGTGGCCGACCGGCGTCGTCGACGTAGCGGGCACCAAGGTCGACCTCAACGGCAACCCTCCGGCCTACGAGGTGCCGCAGATGACCATCACCATTGAGGTGCTGTGGGACCGGACGGCGGGATCTCCGGTCAACGCCGAGCCTCCAACTTCGACCTGGTCGACCTACGTCGGAAAGCGCAACGACGCGGCCTTCCTCGGCTGCGCCATTGGTTCGCTGGTCTACCGGGGCTTCTCGGTGTCCCCGCACCATGAGTGGTACCGCATCCAGCACACGTTCCTGTGGGACGAGTGGTTCCACCTCGAGCAGGTGCCCGGGCCGATCCCAACCGGGGCACCCGCATGCACGACGGGCGTCACCGTGGCCGGCCTGGTCGTCCTGCAGGCCGACAAGGTCGTGTGGTTTCAGAAGTACCAGACGCTTGCCAACTACAACAACATCGTCAGCGCCCTCGAGCTCGCGGAGCTCACGGCACCCAAGCCCACCGCCGTATGAGCTGGCAACGCCCCATCTTCGGACGCGGGATCCCCGGTGCCAACCGCGCCGTCGTGAACACGTGGATGCGCGGCGCGTCGTCCGCCCTGGACAACGCCGACGTGATGCGGTGGGGCAGGGCGGAGATGGCGGCTGGCAACGTCGTGTCTCTCGGCCTGTGCAAGGTCAAGGCGGCCATCGTGATTTCCCCAAACCGCTGGCGGTACACGGTCGAGCACTGGTTTCCGCCGTCGCTTGCGGGCGGAGGCATTACTCCGCCGCTGGACCTGACGTTCACTTACACGAACGTGCAGAACCTGCGCGAGTACCACAACACCGTCGCCCTGGTCGACGGCATGGATGTCACCAATCCTCCGGTCATCGTCGGGCCGGTGGGCAGCGTGTGGAACGGCGTGGCGTTCG